GGTCGGTCAATGGACAGTTCACGCTCCCAGAGTCGAACACTTGGGGAGCTATTGTTGCGTCATTCAAGGGCGCAGGCCCATCCACCGTGCTGGGCGGCAATCACACTTCGCAGACGTTTCTTTCTATGGGCGGCTTTGGGAGCTTCCGTTAATGGCTGACACTAGTATTCATAATCTAACTGATGGCTCTTCGGCTGTCGGGACGGACGAGTTTCCTGTAGAGCGTTCTCCGTATGGGGCAGGAAATAACCGAAAGCTAACTACAGATCAAGTTCGAGATTATGTTGCTGCAAATCTAATCAACACAACCTACGTCGGATATCATGATGGTGTAGCTATAGCCAATCCATCAGCACCCGGAGCAGATACTCTGCGGACGTGGGTCCGTAAAATCTCTGGACGAATCCTACTCAAAGGCATGAGTTCGGCTGGTGTGGATTACCCGTATCAGCCCGCACTGTTCGGGAATCAGATTCAGCAGATAACTCCGGCGACTAGCACAACCGCTGGCACCTTTATCGGAGGAAGCCTCACGGGTGCCGGTACGGTATCTCATCCGACGCCTACCAGCACGAGCCGTGCAACGGCGATGCGCCGGATACGTCATGCCAACGTGGTAACTACGACGAATCAGGTCCTTGGGTTTCATGGCGGAAGTGCTGACATGGCCTCATATTGGCGAGGCAATTCGTCAGGATTGGGCGGATTCTTCTTCTTCGCTCGCTTCTCTACTGCACTGTGGGCAGCGAATACCTGTCGTATATTTGCAGGGCTTCGGTCGGGAACGACTGCTGTGGTAGCCTCCGATACGTTGGCCGGGCACCTATGCGGTTTCTGGCACGACACGACGGTAGGCGGAACCACGATTAACTTCACGACCCGCGACGGCACTACGGCGAACAACACGGCCATCACGGTCCCAACGCTCGCGGCAGATGTTGGATTCGATGCCTATATCTACTGCCCACCAAACGGGTCTACGATTTACTACCGGCTGGACTCGATCAACGACCAGACTACCCGCGTGGATAGCTCGACCAGCACGAACCTGCCGGGCAGCACGACGTTCTTGGCACCGGAATGCGCAATGAGCAACGGCACGGCGAATACGACAGTTACGACCGTAGCCATCGCCACTAACAAGATTTATATAGAGTCGGACTACTAATGTGGCGGACAAACTATTACTTGGTAATGGTACAGATCGACTAGTACTAGGAGACGGGACTAGTTTCTTAACGCTTGGCGTTGCGAATGACTATCTCGGATTAGTAGTTCGGCCGGTCGGTCCGGCCATGCCGTTTACTCCTACTATCAGGAGTTATGGCGACCCAGTTGTACAGGGAAGTGGTGTTACTGTATCCCTGACGGGCCAAGCAGTGAACGCTGCTCTGGGCACTTCTGGTGTACAGGTTAATATTAATCTGTCAGGACAAACTGTTTCTGGAGCTACGGGAACACTAACTCCTAACAGAAGTGTTGTTGTAACGGGTCAAGCTGGGGCTACGGCCTCTGGTACAGTTACTCCCAGTATTGCTATTGCGCTTGCTGGGCAAAGCGTATCTTCGGCTACTGGGACTATAACTCCCACTAATGCTGTAGACGTTGCGCTGACGGGACAGGCGATAACCAGCACAGTTGGTACGATTGTCTCCGGTTCCACAATCTCTCTGACGGGAATTGGCGGAACATTTGGTACGGGTAGTATATCTGCGGGCACTGCAATTGCCAGCATACAAGGTATAACGATCCGACCTGTAGGCCCAGCACTTCCGTTTACACCCACTATCCGTGGATTTACGGCTACTCCGGGTAACGTAACTGTAATACTAAACGGTCAGCTAATGACCGCTGTTGCCGGTACGGTCGGCTCGTCTAGCTGGCAGTTGGTTCCAAGTCGAATCTCCAACGCCCAGATGGGTCCGGCGTTCGACTTCCAGCCAAGTATTCGTGCGTACACCACGATAGCTAGTCCGGATGTTACGGTAAGCCTTACTGGCCAGTCGGTAGCCACTGCTAGTGGTATTGCTGGGATTAGTTCCTCAGTACCTATTTCCGGACAGCTTGGATCATTTGCTTCGGGAACGATCAATGCGTCGATTGCAGGCGATGTAACTGTATCGCTTACCGGTCATGCGGTCGGACTGAGCGCAGGCGCTCTGTCGGTATTTAACGCTCCTACCTTCATCGGTACTTCCGGATCGTTTAGCGCAGGATCGCTGGCGCTAGGCTCTGGAGAGATTCTGACAGGACATGTCGGGACGATTTCTTCTGGAACCGTAACGCCCGCTGTCTCAGTCACTCTAAGTGGCACGACAGTTGCTCTAGCAGCAGGAACTATAACTGCTGTAACAGATAATGGCGTAATCGTCAATCTGTCTGGACAAGACGTTACAGTAGCTTCTGGTTCTTTGACCTCATCCAGAACGGTCGGCTTGGTTGGAAAACAAGCTATCTTTGCTGGATCGTTCATGACTCCTTCCGGCGGAAGCTCTCTGGCATGGGGCGGGTCTAGGATTCTGGTTTATGTCGTCGGGGCTTCTGGAAGAACGAAGTGGGTAGATTACATTCCCATTAAGTACCATGCCCTACCTAATAACCAGAAGGTCAATAGATACGAAGATGACGGCGCTCTGGGCGTTACGACCATAACGAGTACCGCTGGAATGAGGGAGTGGGTTGAGTATATCCCAGTTGTCGTGGTAAGCGACGTAAAAGGCTGGAGATACGATGACGACGGATACATACGAGTAGTAGAGGTTAGTTAGTCTTGGAATTAAATTTCACCTTTCACCCTGCCCAGAAGGAGATTTACGAGTCTCCGGCTAGGTTTAAGGTAGTAGCAGCAGGTCGTCGATTTGGTAAGTCCTATCTGGCTGCCATGCTAATGCTTATGTACGGCTCCCAGACAGAGCATATAGGCATTTCTGGAAAGGTCTATGACGTATCCATGAAGCCGATCTACTACGTAGGACCGACCTTCGAGCAGGCTAAACGAATCATGTGGGACCTTATCCAGTCGCTGGGAGGTCCTATGATTACCAAGACGCACGAAAACTCAGCTACTATTACTTTGATTAATGGGCGTAAGATCATTATCAAGGGAGCTGATGATCCGAACTCTCTGCGTGGTTTGGGTTATCACTTCGTAGTAATGGATGAGTACGCGTTCATGAAGCCGGAGGTCTGGTCTAAGATCGTTCGTCCGGCTCTCACTGACGTAGAGGGCCACGCCCTGTTCATCGGTACACCAGAGGGGGAGAACCACTTCTTTGATCTCTTTGTTGAGGCTCGTACGACTGGTCTGCCCATGTGGCAGGCTTGGCAGTTCACGACTCTCGACAACCCTACACTGGATCGCGGTGAGGTCTTGCAGGCCAAGAACCAGCTGTCCTCGGTGGAGTTTGCTCAGGAATACGAGGCTAACTTTGCCACGGCTCAGGGATCGGTATTCAACTCGAAGTGGTGGAATATCTCTGATGTAGAGCCTCTTGAGGGGGATTATTACATAGCTATCGACCTTGCTGGGTTTGCCAATGCAGGGTCCCTGACTCGGAAGGAACTCAAGATTCGAGACGAGTCGGCTATTGCGGTAGTTAAGGCTAGTCCGGATGGATGGTATGTCAAGGACATTATCCACGGAATGTGGGACGTTCGTAGGACTGCCCTAGAGATCATGTCGGCTTACCGTACTTACCGTCCTGTAATGCTCGGTATTGAGCGTGGGATGGCTAAGAATGCTGTAATGCCCTACCTTGAAGATGAAATGCGGAGGCTCAATGTCTTCTACGTCATACAGGAACTTACGCACGGCAACCAAAAGAAAGCAGATCGCATTAGATGGGCTCTCCAAGGCCGAGCTGAGAAGGGCAGAATTACCCTCAACGACGCAGATTGGACTAAAAAGTTCGTCAAGCAAGCCTCAGATTTTCCCTCCAGCCTAGCGCACGATGACTTGCTGGACGCTGTTTCGTATGTAGATCAGATGGCTCAGACCATCTACCTCGATCCTCGTATGGCTAGTTTCGACCAGCCAATTATTGATGATGCAATTGGATTCTAATACATGGCACTAGACATACCAGTCGATTCTGACGATGTAGACAAGATGGATGACAACCATGCCGAACTGGCTATGTGGGTCATGGATCGAGTCAATCGCTGGAGAGACTATCGTAATGCCCGTTTCCAGAAGCGGTGGTCGGAGTACTATCGCCTGTGGCGTGGTTTTTGGGATTCGGCTGACAAGAACAAGGAAGCTGAACGCAGTCGCCTGATTGCTCCTGCTCTACAGCAGGCCATCGAAATGACGGTCGCGGAGGAAGAGGAAGCCATCTTTGGTCGTAAGACTTGGGTGGATTTGGCTGATGATTACAGTGATGCGGAGAAAGAGGATATCATCGTACTCCGGGACATGCTCCTCGATGAGATGGAAGTCAATGGCGTCCCCGCAGCTGTCTCTGAGGCCCTACTGAACGGCGCTCTATACGGTAATGGTATTGGTAAGGTACTGATAGGTCGTGACTCTTCGGACAATTTCAAGGCATGGGTTGAGCCTATTGCTCCCGGTAACTTTGTCATTGACCCCGTAGCCCGCTCTATTGATGAGGCCCTTGGTGTGGCCCATGAGATCGGGGTCCCCAAGCACAAGGTCCTAGCTAAACAGCAGGACGGCATCTATTACAGCTACCCGGTAGGTTCCTTTGAAGGCGAAATCGACATGTTCAACTCTCAGGGAGAGGTCCTTTCCCGTGAGATGGACAATTATGACGTGGTGTTTGTTACTGAATATCATGGTCTAGTTCCCAGTCGTCTCCTCTATCCTTCTCCTGAGAAATCGGAGAATGAGCCAGAAGTCTACAAAGACTTTGACGGGGCTCCTGAGATTGACAATGAAGAACTGGTTGAGGCTATTGTAACGGTCGCCAACAAGGCTATCCTGCTTCGTGCTGTGGAGAATCCGTATGAGAACCCCTACTCAAAGACGGACCGTGCAATCTTTGCGTTTGCGCATGAGACAGTTCCGAACAGCTTCTGGGGTCGTTCAGTGTCGGAGAAGGGCTACAATCCGCAGAAGGCGCTCGACGCAGAACTTAGAGCCCGTATTGACGCGCTCGGACTACTCACCTATCCCGTTATGGGTATTGATGCCACCCGCATCCCACGAGGGGTTGATTTTAAGATTAGACCGGGCAAGTCGATTCTAACGAATGGCAGGCCCTCGGAAGTACTTGAGCCTATTGTATTCGGTAATCTGAATCCTGCCACGTTCCAGCAGTCCTCTGACCTTGAGCGTATGGTGCAGATGGGTACTGGTGCTATGGACTCGGCTTCGCCTCTTGAGGATCAGCGTAGGAACGAGACCGTGGGCGGTATGTCCATGATTAACTCCGGGGCTATCAAGCGAGCCAAGCGTACTATGCAGAATCTGGAACGACAGTTCCTGACTCCGATGGTCAATAAGCTCATGTATCGTTACATGCAGTTTGATCCAGAACGCTTTCCCCAAGACTTTAAATTTCAAGTTAAATCAGCTCTGGGCATTATGGCTAAGGAAATCGAGCAGGCGTCTATGACGCAGATGCTCCAGATTGTCCCTCCGGAAAGCCCGCTATTTAACGTCATCCTCAAGGGCATCGTAGAAGCCGGATCATCCCCCATCAAGGGCGAGATGCTCAAGGCTATTGACGCCCAGACCAAGCCTGACCCGGCTGCGCAAGCGGCTCAGCAGGAAGTTCAGCGTCTCCAGATGGAGAACGCTCAGCTTGAGAACAATAAGCTACAGGCGGAGGTCGGTAAGGCCCTTGCTGAAGCTGAACTGGCTCGTGCTCGTGCGGAACTGGTCGGAGTTCAGGCGTCCTTCGAGGATGAGAAGATTGAGATTATGGCTGCTCAGACTGCGCTGTCGAACAAGAAGATTGATGCGCAGATCCATACGTCCACTATGCAGGCACAGGCTAAGCAGCAGTCTGATGCCCAGAAAGCTAAACAGAAACCAAAGAGTAAAGGAAAATAATCCGTGGAACCCCACGTTGTAGAAAAACTTGAGCGTATTTGGGAGACCGTAAACTCTCCCGGTTGGACCGACATTGAGCAGGACCTGAAAGAGAAGGTCGAGCAGATGAAGACCGCGTTGGTCACGGACCTTAATGCAGACGGTGATCTGCTGAAGATTGCGCAGGGCAGAGTTCTGTCCTATAACGAAATCCTCAGTCTGTACAATGTCGTTAAGTATGCCCTTGACAACAAGGATGCAGAGCCAGACGAAGACGCCTAAAGCCATGCCTAAGTTTCTTTGGGATTTTCAGTGTCAGAAATGTGACAATGTATTCGAGGAGTTCGTGGAACGTGACGTTCTCCTCCTTGACTGTCCGGAGTGTAAAGCTCCCGGAGCAGTCCGCCAGATCGCAGCGCCTCGCCTTGACGCGCGACTGGGCCTAGATGATGGGTTCCCTACTGCTGTGCAGAAGTGGGAAAAGTCTCGTAGGCAGCATCACTCCATGAAGGATGATGAATAAGGCTAGACCTATAACCGGCACCCCAAGCGGCAGGTCTATCTCTCTATAACCTATCATGTCGATAGGCAGGGAAAATTACTTTAGGGTTAAGGAAATTAATCAATATGTCAGAATCAAACTCGCAGACCAATGACAGTCTGGAACAGAATCTAGAAGACGATCTCCCGGAAAAGTATCGCGGCAAAAGCGCCGCAGAAATCGCCCGGATGCACATGGAAGCCGAGAAAGAAAAGTCTCGTCTTGCTAATGAGGTCGGTCAGTTTAGGACCGTTGCAGATGATCTCCTTGGGCTACAACGAGAACTGAGGGAAGACAAAACTCGTCAACAGGCTAAGAAGGAACCTATCACTTCGGATGAGCTTTTTGCAAACCCAGATGATGCTCTTGAACGAGCTGTGTCAGCTAACCCAACTGTCTCAGAAACACGGGCAGAGGTTGCGGCACTGCGAAGGCAGGTAGCTCAGACTAGATTTGAGAAGGACTATCCGGACTACCACAAGGACATTAATGACCCCGCCTTCGGTGATTGGGTCAAAAGCAACAAGATTCGAGCTGCTCTCGGCATTTCCGCTAATAACGGCGACTACGATGCTGCTTCCAATCTGTGGTCGTTGTGGGCTGAAAGGAACCAAGACCTCGAAGAGATTGAGACCAAAAAGAAGGAAATCCGACGCAAACAGGAACGCGCGGGTGTACTTGAGGGCTCTACCGTCTCTGGTGGGGATACTGAAAAGACGTACTCTCGGGCAGATATGATGGCTCTCCATCAGCGCGCTATGGCCGGTGATCCGGTTGCTAGGGCAAAGTGGAACGATCCCTCGTATCAGGCTCTCCGTACGGCTGCTTATGCTGAAGGGCGGGTAAAGTAATATGCACTAAATACTAGGAGATAGATTATGGGTCTTGGAACTAATCATGTTACTCTCACTACGGCTGACAAGTTCATCCCGGAGATGTGGAGTGACGAAATCATTGCAGCGTTTAAGCAGAATCTCGTTGTGGCCGATCTGGTCACCACGATGGATCACACCGGCAAGAAGGGTGATGTTATCCACATCCCGAAGCCGACCCGTGGTTCGCCGTCTGCCAAGGCTGCGTCTACTCAGGTCACGCTGATTGCAGCGACTGAGAATGAAAACACCTACACCATCAACCAGCATTGGGAATATTCCCGACTGATTGAGGATATCGTGGGTGTGCAGGCTAAGCCGTCGTTGCGCCGTTTCTATACGGACGATGCCGGTTACGCTCTGGCGAAGAAGATCGACAGCTACGTGCAGGCGTTTGGCGCGAGCCTCCAGTCGGGTACGTCGTACTCCGCCGCTAAGGTGGGTGACGGTACTACGACTTGGAATCCCTCGGCTAACACGAACGCAGGTAATGCTGCCGCTCTGACGGACGAAGGTATTCGGCGTCTCATCCAGATTCTGGACGATGCTGATGTGCCGGGTCGCGGTCGGTTCTTCGTTGTGCCCCCGGTCGAGAAGCGCAGGCTTCTGGGCATCAGTCGCTTTACGGAACAGGCGTTCACCGGTGAATCCGGTGGTGGCAGCCCGATCCGCAATGGTCTGATTGGTGATCTGTACGGTATTCCCGTCTATGTGTCGTCTAACGTGGCCACGGTCGCGGCTACCGACGCTTCGACGGACCAGTATGCTGGTCTTCTGCTCCACTCGGATGCTATTGCGTTTATCCCGCAGCAGCGCGTCCGTATGCAGACCCAGTACAAGCTGGAATACCTCGGAGATCTCATGGTTGCAGACACCATCTTCGGTGGTGGCGTGCTCCGTGGTGAAGCCGGCGTGGCGTTCATCCTGCCTCAGACTGGCTAATAGTCTGATTTAAACTCTCGCCGGGGGGAGTATAAACCTCCCGGACCTATTCTTTAAAGGACACTAGATGGCAAAGACATACATCCAATTGGTCAATAAAGTGCTGTCCCGCCTCCGCGAGAGTCAGGTCGGTACGGTGACTTCTAGTGCCTACTCTACCCTTATTGGTGAGTTTGTAAACGACGCTAAGAAGGTTGTGGAGAACTCGTGGAATTGGGGAACGCTCCGTAACACGGTGACTGTCAGCATTCTGGCAAGCACTCGGACGTACAATCTGACCTCTGCTGGCTCTGTGTCTGCTCCGAATCTACGGCCAAATGAGCGCTCTCTGCTGCTGTATGCCAGAGACGTCACGCTCCCGGACCCGTTTCCTCTCACGCAGTATCCCATTGACTGGGTTCAGGAACAGTACGATCTGAGTTCCTCTCCTCAGACGACGCCTACTCCGTGCGGGTACGGCATCTATACCTATCAGGACAGCTACTACATTGAACTTCTTGAGACTCCGACCACGACTAGAACGTGGAAGTTTGTATTTAAGCGCCCTCAAGACGACCTATCAGCAGATTCTGATGTACTGCTGGTGCCGTCTGATCCCGTCATTCTTCTGGCTACCAATTATGCTCTGAATGAGCGAGGCGAGGAAGTCGGCTCTCCCGGCTCTGAGGCTGAGAAGAAGTATCTGAATGCTCTGGCCGATGCTACGGCGCTGGACAGTGCTATGTATGGAAAAGACGTAGTCTTCACAAACGACTAAGATGCCGATTACTCCTAGAAGTGGTGCTCCTGTCCTTCCCATCCCGTTGGTGTCTCCGGGCTTTAGGGGCCTCAACAAGCAATCGGAAGGCGCTATTCTGGAGCCCGCATGGGCCACAGAAGTAACGAATTGTGTCTTCGATTCAGCGGGTAGGTTGGCGTGCCGGAAGGGTTACGCCGATCAGACTGGTACTGCTGTGTCCGGCAGTCCTACCGTCCGACAGTTGTTTGAGCTCCGCAAGGAAGATGGCACTACACAGCTGATATTCTCTACCTCGAACAATAAGCTGTACAAGAACGCCTCGTCTCCGACGGAAATTACCGGAACGGCTACTATCACGGTAGGCAACGATTGGCAGTTCATTAATTTTAACAATCTGGTCTACGGGGTGCAGCAAGGTGAACAGCCGATCGTCTATAATGGTACAACTACCTTTGCTGACGTCGCAGCCAGTTCAGGCACGGCCCCTACTGGGAATTGTGGAGTTGCTTTCTCGGGGCGGCTCTGGATCGTCGATTCCGACAAGCAAACCATCAAATACTCCGGTCTCCTCGACGGAAACGCATGGGCAGCAAGCGGAGCTGGCTCTCTAGATGTTACGTCCGTTTGGCCTAACGGAATGGACGAGATTACTGCTCTCGCCGTATTCAATGGCTCTCTGCTTGTGTTCGGACGGTCTTGCGTATTGTTCTACTCGGACGGTACCGGATCAGAACTCGGCATCGACCCGACCAACATGTACCTGTACGATACAATCATCGGTACTGGATGTATTGCTCGGGATACCATCAAAGAGGTAGAAGGCAAGGATCTTCTGTTCTTGTCCTCTTCCGGAGTCCAGTCTTTGCAGCGCCTAATCCAAGAAAAGTCTAATCCTATCAACAACGTCTCCAGCAATGTTCGAGACTACTTGACAGGATTCGTTAGTTCTAATTCTAGTTCAGCTATTAAGGCGGAGTACTCTCCTAGAGACTCTTGTTATATCCTGAGTTTCCCGACCTCTCTTCGGGCTTTCTGCTTTGACACTCGTGGTCGCATGGATGACGGTACGTACCGAGTAACCGAGTGGTCTACTTTGGCTCCGGCTGCGATGGCATATTCGGTTACGGGCGCACTTTATCTAGCTCTTAACAGCGTCCCCGGAAAGGTGGGCCTGTACTCTGGTTATCTCGATAATGGTAGCACTATCCCAATGAGCTATACGTCAGGATGGTTGGATATGGGAGGTACAGAGCAGAATCTGGACTCGTACCTGAAAATTATCAAGACGCTTTCGGCAACTGTGTTTACTGGCTCGGCTGTATCCGTAGCGCTTAAATGGGACGTTGATTTTGAGGGCTCCTTCTCGTCAGCTACCTTCATTACGGGAGCCGGAGGGTCGGCAGAATATGGAATAGCGGAATATGGGATCGCTGAATACTCTGGTGGTATAGCTCTTACTCGAAAGTCTGTTCCTGCTAATGGGACAGGACAGTACTTCCGGATTGGTCTCCAGACTAACGTCAACAATTCCGCTTTTGCTATTCAGCAAATGTCTATCTACACTAAACTCGGCAGGTTGGCTAATTAAATATGAGCAATTACGTTAAGACAGTTGATTTCGCTGCTAAAGATGCCCTGTCTTCGGGCAACCCTGCTAAGATCATTCTCGGTACGGAAATTAATACTGAGTATGCGAATATCGCTACGGCGGTGGCTACGAAAGAAGACACCACCAACAAGAACGCGGCTAATGGTTATGCCGGCCTCGACGCTGGGGCTCGTCTAGTTAAAGCTAATCAGCACTCCTCGACCGCCTACCTAGATGCTCTGGCTAACTTCACTTCGGGACTACAGGTGTCCGGAGCTAACGTCATTACGAGTGCGTACTCTGGACTTCTGACGGCTATCACGGGAGTAGACGGTACGGGCAGCGGTTTGGATGCAGACCTTCTTGATGGCCTTCATGCGAGTGCGTTTGCACTGGTTGGCGGCAGCAACGCCTCCGGTACGTGGCCCATCTCGATTAGTGGCAGCGCTTCCTCTGCTACGTCCGCCACATCCGCTAGTACTGCTTCGAGTGCAACTACGGCTGGGTCTGTAACTAATGCTATTACTTTTGATACTTCTGGCACAGGAGCTGCTAGTGGTACCACGTTTAATGGTAGCGTGGCTCGTACAATCTCCTATAACACCATTGGCTCACCTTCCACGACCGGGTCTGGGGCTAGCGGCACATGGGGCATTAACATTTCCGGAAGCGCTGCTTCGGCAACCTCCGCGACTTCCGCAACGACTGCTGGGGCCACTACCAACTCCTTGACGTTCAACAACAGTGGATCGGGCGATGCGAGTGGGTCTACGTTCAACGGATCGGCTGTCAAGACTCTGAGTTATAATTCCATTGGTGCTCCCTCTACGTCCGGTACTAATGCATCGGGAACATGGGGCATCAGTATTAGTGGGAACGCGGCGACCGCTACCAGTGCCACCAGTGCTACCAGTGCCACTTCGGCTACTAATGCGACTAACACTCCCAACATTACTGGCAAATCAGGGACGACTAAGACGCTGTCTACCTCAGCAGCTACAGGCGGCTCAGATGGCGATATCTGGTATAGGTATTAATCCGTGGCAGAACTTAAAATTAATGACTCCAGTACTTGGAGAAATATCACCGAAGTAAAGGTGAACGACGCTGGTACATGGAGAACTATTCAAGACATTAAAATTAATGATGCTGGAACTTGGCGAACAGTATGGCAATACTTTGCGCCTCCCAGTCCATTTACAGCGTATGATGTATGGTCAGACGACGTACCCGGAAACTCCACAGTTTCTACGATAACATTTAACTCAGACGGGACGATATCTGCGTCGTTCTCTCCAAATGATGGAGGTTCTACTTTTGGAAGCTCTAATTGGGGCGCTCCTACTACGACAGGTATAGGTTCAGGATATTGGGTTAAGCTGACCGCAACTAGTGGTACTTTCACTACAAACGGGGCCTCTACCTTTACCAACCTTGCTAGTGCTATATCGGCCACTAAATCAGGAAATTCCGGAACAGCATCTGTGACCTTTACTATACAAATTGCTACAGATTCCGGAGGAAGTAATATTATTTTAACTTCTACTGGTAACCTTCTCCGCTATACACATACATAAGGAACAACTATGAAAAATGAATCAGATATTACAAAAGAACCAGAAGATGCTTCCGGTACTCCGGAACCCGCGCCTCAAGTCATAGGGGTTGGGAACTATATAGGTCGAATTAAAGCCATAAAGAAATCCACCGTTGCTAGAACATTGGTGATCCTTGGAATCCTCGGCCTACTCTGTGTCGTTGTGTTTTCGAGTCGTTAAAGGAAAGTCATGGTTGAAGACAGGGTCAGAGAGCTAGAACTAGAGATTGCCGTACTTAAAAGTACCGTATCTAGTATCATTGTAGCCATAGATAAAAATACTAAAGCGCAGGAAGAACTGGCTGCTGTCTTTAATCAAGCCAAGGGAATCAGGTTTCTTTTGATTGGTATGTTTATTATCGGTACCTTCATTACCGATATATGCCTTCGCCTTTTTTGGGGTAAATAATTATGGGGCTTTTCAGCGGTATAGTTAAGGGCGTCTTTGGCAGCATTGCTGCGAAGAAGAACAAGGCTGCTGCCCAACAGTTTACTAATGCGACTAAGTGGCAGGATACTCCTATAACGATGCCGGGCATGAATCTTGGGTTTGATGCCCAAGGTAATCCAATCGGACAGGTGACTGATCCCACCAACCAGAACATGGCTCAAGGCCTGTATGGAGCCGGAAACGGGCTACTTGCCCAGTACATGCAGGGGCAGAACCAGCTCGGTATGGCCTCTGTGAATCAGGGAGCCATTAATCCGTATCTGATTAACACCCAGTTGCCGGGCTTCCTTCGTCAGCAGTACGGACAGACTCAGCAGGATCTGAACAACCTGCCGGGCCTCGGAGGCATTAATCCCTCCCTAGCTAATTATATTAGTATGAGTCAGGGAGTAAATCCAGCCCTCTCTGGTTATCAGAGCCAGACTGGCGGGATCATGAGGCAACTCGGCGGAGTCGGGCAGAACCTAGACTCTATCGCTGGAGGTCTCCAGAGCCAGTACGGCACTCAGATGGGAAACCAGTTCAACAACCAAGCTACTTCTATGCTCGGTCAGTTGGGTTCGTTCAACCCTAACCAACTCGCTTCAGATTATGCTAATAATCTCCGAGCACAAGCTGCTCCGGGAGAACAGAATGCAGCAAACAACTTGGCCCAGTCACTCTTCAATACTGGCCGTCTGGGTTCTACTGGCGGTGCTCAGCTCATGGGGGAGCTTGGGAAGTCTCTTGCTAATGCCGATATTGGTAGAACCATTGCCGGACAACAGCTCGCAGGGCAGGAGCAGTCTCGGCTTGCCGGACTAGCACAGAACTTCGGTCAGCTTGGCGAGGGCATTAATCTTAATGCTTTCAATGCGAACCTTCAGGGAGCGCAGGCTGCCGGGGGATTGCAGGGCATGTTGGCAGGCATCCTTGGACAGCAGGGTGGGCTGGATCAGCAGGCGTATGGTCAGGCATTCCAGACCAATCAGGCTGGCTTTGATAGAGGAACTCAGCTCAACCAGTCTGATTATGAGCGCCTCATGCAGAACAATCAGCTGGGGTATGATCGCGCGGTTCAGTTGCAGGGTCTAGGATACAATCAGGGCCTCAATACAACCCAACAGCGATTCCTGAATGCTATGCAGCTGTTTGGTGGGGTACAGGGGCAGAACTCTGCCGCACTCCAACAGCAGCAGAACCTCATGCAGAACGAGAATCTGGGGCTCAATGCCTATCAGGCTAATACTGCTAATCAGGGGCAGCAGCTTCAGGGCGCTCTCCAGTCACTGGGTCTCGGACAGCAGTTCGGTCAGCAGGACCTCCAGAACCTTATGCAGCTGCTCCAGCTGTCTAATCAGACCTCTCAGGCTCAGTCTGGAGTCAATCTGCAAGCGTATAATCCAACTATGCAGGCTTCGGTGGCTAAGAACAATGCTAACGCCTCTCTGGGTAGTGGCATCGTAGGCAGCATCGGCAAATTCTTCGGACTTTAATATATGGCAGAAAATAACGATCTCTCAGGATGGATGGAGCGAGTCGGTATCCTGACTCCCTCCCAGAAAGCTGCTCAGCGGATGAAAGAACAGCAGCAGCAGTTTGCTAACCAGCTAGCCACGATTCAGGCTCAGCAGCAACAGCAGCAGAATAACCTAAGAACTGGCGAACTGTCCACGGGCTTTGGGTATCCGGCCTATATGATTAATCAGGCTTTCTCGGATAACCCCGGCGAAGCTCCTATTAATCCAACCATGCCTACGGCCAAGCCGTACGAGAGTCCGGCTCAAAATGATGTCTTGGGCGCTATAGGAGGCGGAATGTTCGGAGCCGATCCGAGTGGACGAACTCCGGGTATAGCTCCTCCAGAAGTCACAAGCAAGCCCGCGTCGTCTATGTCTGATGTGTTTAATCGGGCTGCTATGGCGGCAGCTAAAAGTGATCCTATTATGGCTATGCAGCTTAGAGCCGAAGCCTTGAGAGCCAAGCAGGAAGAAGACAAGCAGGCTAGAGACGAAGAAGATCAAAAATTCCAGAGAGAAGAAGCTGCTCGCAAACGCGCGCAAGCTGGTAACTCTACCGAAGTCTTTAACGTAGGAGTTGATGGCAAGCCAGATTGGCGTCAGCCGATGCGGTACGTTCGTGATGCTGATGGGCAGATCATTGGGACTAAGCCGGCTGGTCCTCCGTTTAAGGTATCTGGTGGTGACGTTAATATTTCCGGACTTGGGGAAATGATGACTGGGCCTCAGAAAGGCAAGGCAGTGACTGATTTTGCTAGTACGTCTATTGCTAGTGAGAATTTCATCAATGCTGCCGAGCCTGTGTACCATTTGCTGGAGCAGGGAGCTAAGTCCGGTATAACTGGATCACTGCTGGCTAAAATCGATAATGCCGTAGCCACTGTTAAGACTGGAATTCAGGCTATTAGTTCTGATCCAGCTGCTCTTAAGTCCGCTGAATTGGAGATTACTAATTCAGCCACATGGAAAGCTATGGCTCAGAAAACGCACCTTAGTCAGTCGCTGTTGGTAGGCCTTATGTATGCTGACGCTGCCGCGTGGAATAAGGACGGCCGTATCTCAGATGCAGACTTGAGGGCGTCCGGCAAGAAGCTTGGAGAGAATCTGTCTGACCCAGCTTCCGCTAGAGACGTGCTCAAGCAGGCGATAGATCAAGCTCAACAGAGATACACTACTGAGTACGAAAACTTACCGTATGCTGATATCAAGAAAGATCGTAAAGAACAGTATGATCGTATTATATCCCGCTATGAGAAGTTCCAGAAACAGTTTAAGCCGCAGTCCGTCCCAGTAGATAGGAGCGATCCTGCCGCTGTTCAGGCTCGAATTAAAGAACTTGAAGAACTACTGAAAGCAAATCCGTAATGACTCCAGAAGAAAAACTAGCTGCTCTTGAAGAACTGGCTCAGTTGAAGGGGCTGTCACAGCCTACTGCTGCTCCAGAACCGCCGCCTCCAGCCCCGACCTCTAGTTCCCAAATGACTCCACGGGAGGTTATAAGTCTACATAGTCCTATCGGCGGTATAGCGCAGACGGCTGGGCAGATGTTTAATTCTGCGGTGATGGGGCCTGTAAGCGGTCTTTTGGGAGCCCTTAAATTTTCAACTACTTCCGGTACTCCAGAGGAGAGGGCAGCAGCTGCTACAACTCGAATCCAGAATGCCCAATCATTTGGATACAAGCCTAGCGGGCGCACAGCCTCTGGGACCGTCCTAGAATCTGTCGCCCCTACAGTCGATAAAGTGTCTCAATGGCTTGATGATACGTTCTATGCCGCATCTGGGGGGCACCCCTTGATTGCTACAGCGCTTAAAACTGCTGTGGAGGGCACTGCGTCGATCATGGGAATGAAGAACATGCGTCCGACGGCTAAGATTGCCAACACGAAGGCAGCGGACGAAGCTCTTAAAAGTAATCTAGAATCCCTTGCTTCGGTTGGAGTGACGGAGCCCAATAAAGGATGGCCTACTCCTCCGGTACCAAAAGTAGGCGAAGTCCCAGATGCTACTATCCGAGCTGCGCAGAATATTGCGGGTGATCCTCGTCGCGGAGCCCAACTTCAAAACACGCTCAAGGCTCTTTCTGATGCAAAGAAAACCTCCAAGAGAGCTATGGATTCGTCATGGAAAGCGTTCCGAGAACTACATGGTGGAGTAGAAGTAAACGGAAAACCATTTTCTAAACTATCAGACGATATGCGACAGGTTCTAGTGGAACGGGGTTTTGATATTGAGAAATCTCCACGAGCTTCTGCTCTGTTGGACGATATTAAAAACCTCGCTACTTCTAAAACTCCTACGGAATTTAACCATGTTACTGGTCAAATGAACTTCCCGGATAAGGCTATGGTTGCTGTTCGAGATTTGGATATCCTTAGGCGCAGGGCTTCTGTTAAGGGTACTGTGCGCGCTCCAATCCCAGATGAAGCCGAACTTGGTATTATTCGGGAAATGTTGGACGACTCAATGGATAATATCTTTGAGGAGACGGCCAAGGAAGTCGGCAAGGGATATATGAGCGGCGCTGCTAATGAGGCTAAAGTCCGTAATATGGTCGCTTCGTGGAAGAAAGCTCGTCTAGATACTCATGACTACTACAGTAAGTTTGCTGGTCCACAGGGTGCTCATAAGCAGGTAGTCAAGCTTCTCCGTGAGTCCGCTACTCCAGAAGATGTTTGGTCTTATGTAGTAGGAGCCAATGCTCTAAGTAATAAGCTAGGCGGAGTGAATGTGGTCCGGCATATTAAGAAGATTCTTGGAGATACTAGCCCAGCAGTCACTGATCTGCGTCAGGCAGCAGTACGAGATATCCTCAAACCTCTTCTGGGGGAGCAATACGATTTTCCCGGTCTAATTAAGAATGTAGACAACGCCTTGGAAAATAAATATTCGTTGTTGGCTGAACTTGGTGTTAACCGAGAACAGCTCCTCGGACTTCGGAAAGCTGCTGTTATTTCTCAGGAAATGATGCGTCGTAATCCTACCAAGTTTGATGCTCGTTACATTACTGCATCTAGTGGTGCATTGATGTTCGGTAACAGCATGGCGCATAACTCTGCACTTCTCCGTCTATATGGGCGAGTGATAGGTAATAGACTTAAAGAGATTGAAAGCCAGATGACTTTGAAAGACATGCTAAGAAAAGGACCTAATGTCCCTATTATTCAGTCTTCCCCGTCTGCCTTAGATTATCTTTCGGCTACGGCGGCAGGTAACGTCCCAGATTGGGGGACTCAGGACGATTCCGATGAAAAATAAAGTCCGAGAACTGATTAAGCTCCATGAAGGTATTAGACTGGAAGCATATAAAGACAGTCTAGGCTACTGGACTATTGGAGTAGGACACCTATTGCCTAAAGGAACGGACTGGGCTGGATACACGATTACCGAAGCTACCGCTTATACTCTCCTCGACTTCGATATGGCTAAGCACATGCCGCCCTCGTGGGCGCATCCTCTAGATGAAGTACGCTATGCCGTAATCTGGGATATGTGTTTCAATCTAGGCAGTCTAGATAGCTGGCCCTTGTTTGTAGAGCAGGTGACTAGTGGTATGTATACTAACGCTGCTACTAACATGCGCTCTACTAAATGGGCTAAGCAGGTGGGCAAGAGAGCAGAACGATTGGCCGTAATGATGGAGACAGGAGAATGGCCTCCCGAGGTTTCTTAAAGGCCGCACCATTCAAGGTAGCAGCACTTCAATCTTTGTGGGAAACTTTAAATGTTAAACATTTCAATGGAAAACTCAAAGAAATACCTATCCGAATCACCCGCGCTAGGCGGTACTACGGTTATTACTCGGTAACCGACTCCAGTGACTCAGCTCGCATATGCATTTCTGCTCGTCTCCATGGCAACCCTGAACTGCTTCAGGATACGTTGCTTCATGAAATGGTGCATCAGTACCTACAAGAAACGGGCGTCCAGAATTGGGCAGGTCACGGACCTGAGTTCCTCGAAGTAGCCAACAAACTAGGAGTAATTACAGATGGGATTGAGTAGCATTATTGGAGGCATCTTAAAGCCTGTCGGGGATTACTTCAATCGTCGGCAAGAGATTAAGGCTGTCCAGCATCAAGGAGAGCTTGAGGTTAAGAAGGCCATGTATGAGCGACAGGCGGAGCTGGCTCGCCAAGGACTGGCGGCGGATGCTGCATGGGAAATGGAGTTTGCTAAACAGGCAGCGACTAGCTGGAAAGATGAGTATACCCTAATTGTAGTATCTATTCCGCTGGTTATGGCATTTATTCCGGGTACGGCAAAGTATGTGGTGGATGGGTTTGCTTCGTTCTCCAATACCCCTATCTGGTACCAGCTTCTGGTACAGGCTATTTTCTATGCAACTTATGGCATTCGACTCTGGAGGCGCAATCAAAGTGATACTTAAAGCTCTCGCAGGTATAGTACAGGCTGCTGTGTGGTGGGCTGTGTCTCTGCCACTGGGTATTTTGGGTCTGGCTGTGGTTCCTCTGGCAATTAAATATGGCAAGGTACAGAAAGATATTACTGGGACTAAGAATATCTTCTCTGCCCCTCGCTGGCTATGGTTGTGGGGTAATCAGCAGGAAGGTTACGACTCTCCAAAGTCCTTGGCACTCCACCCAAACATGAGTACCTTTAAGCGTAGGTGGCTCTGGGCAGCGTGGCGCAACAAGACCTCTAATCTCCGCTTTATTGGGCTGTTTAAAGTTGATCCTTCTAAGGTTAAATCCGAGACTAAAGGCAATCATACTGTGTCTAGCTACAAATGGATGTGTTGCTGGGAATGGAGGCGTAAGACGAGATTCACTAAACTTGGTGCTCGTCTAACTCAGGACTGGGCTAGGTATGGAACGAATTTTGCAGTAGACCTCAACCACAAGTACTAGCCTATAGACTTTAAAATTTAAACCCCCAGAAACGCAAATAGCCCCCAACCTCGCGAGAGGAAGGGGGCTTTATTTTGTTCGCTAGAAGGCTACTTAGCAGCCTTTCTTTTTAGTCTTACCTTTGCCTTTCTTCTTCATATATTCCTTACAGGGGTTTTTCTATTCCATCCACATCTACGTAAGTAGTAAAGCCCTGCTTACGCATCTCACTCTTGAGTAGAGCCACAATGTCTCCCTCTTCAATCATCTTAATCTCTTCATCCGTAGCTTCGTAGGCCATCTTATTATTTTCCATCTTTATTTACTTTCGCACGCTTACCGTCAGACCATCCACCGCAACTTTGACAGTGCAGTCTCTCAACGAAATAAAGCCGGGTACGTCGTACCCCTCTCCGCTGGACATGATTACTTCCGCAAGTAGGACATTCAGATCGTACGCCTGATCCCACGTGAGGGTGATTTTTGATATATGGTCTGAGTTTATCGTAGACTCCTTGGAGGAGTGTAGTGTCTCGTCTATTGTAAGTCTCCATCTGTTTACGTGCTTTAGGATCGCCCTCCAGCACTTTCTTCCAGAGTTCAAATCCTCCGGACTTTACTTTGGTTCCGACTCCGAACATTGGGGCGATATAAGCGAGTTTTCCAGAGTCATAACCAAGACCTCGGACAGTTTTGTAGAGGTCGATATTCGGTATAGGAGCGACCGGAGGTAGTCCGCCTCGGACAAACTCTCCAAGAATCTTCGGCATATCAAACCGTCCACCGTTGTAGGTGATGACTGCATCAGCCTCTGACAGCAGGTTATGAAGTCCCCTGAGAAAGTCAGGGTCGTTCCACTCAGCTCCGAAGAAGGTCCCTTTCTTTTTGTACCACTTGGCGGACCAGCAGATGATTCGGCTGGGGGCGACGATTTGGTCAATTCCTATATTCTCCTTGAACAGTCTCCAGACATACGCCAAGGCCGGCGCAGTCTCCACATCAAGCATCAGTATTTTCGGCAATTTCAAGTACTCTTATATTGTTTTTCTTAGCAAGTAGTACCATATTAGCCGTACCCTTTCCTCCCGGAAAGGCAACCACTAGGTCTGGTTTAAGTTTAATCATCGCGTAGTTACGCCTCATTCCGGCTGCTTTCCCGTGCTTATGCCATAGAGGCTTCACTGTAGCGACTGGTATTCCCCGAGCAGTCGCCCAATGGAAAGCCAGAGTATCAGCCCCAGCGGCTGACCCTTCAATCAATACATCTACTCCATGCACGTTAAGCAGATCAGTCAAAACTCGTTCTACTAGGTCTCTATTATTGTAATCCCTACCACCGCATACGAGAAGTATCATTTAGCTCCTTATTTTTCTATCGTCGAAGTCTTTGTAACTCTCACGATATTTGGTGAAGTACAGGAGGAACACAATGCAACAGGCCGCATGAGCCAGATGGGACTTTGAGGTTTCGGGATCATTCTCTTCCCCTCGATACCACGCCCACAGGTGCCGCATTGTGGCAGAGAATACTCTGCTATAAGATATTCCTTTGGCCCAGTTCCATGCTGCATACTTTTTCTGTCCGAAGTCCAGAATCTCTACGATCTGTTCGGTAGCCTCTGGAGGCAGTAGATGCCAAGGAAGCTTACCTGAATCAAACTTTAGCCCTACCTCCAAAATCTTTGAGCCAGTCGTCTGGTATTGTTCGGATACAGTAAGGGATGCCGTGCTGCTTGCACCAGTCTGAATATCGGGTGCTGCTTGACTTGGCAATCTTGTTGTCCGACCCGAAGACCATGCGAAAATCAAGGTCTGGGTTCCCTTCTCGAATTCCCAAGATTTTAGTTCGTTGAGGTCCGGGGAGGTATCCTTTAACTTCAAGTACGATACTCCGGTCTTGAAAGCTGAAATCCGGCAGGTACCGTCGTTGCTGGTATACACGTTTGCAGGAACATTCCCCGCACATACCTCCGCGTACAGCTGTTCGATAGGGGATGGTGTATCCTTCATACTCATAATCTAGCTTAGCCTTGTCTAGTTGTTCTTTGATTCGTTCTTCGAGCTTACTGCGGAGAGCGGGGTGCTTAGAGCGCTTTCGTCGAGCCAATGCCGTACTCCACGCAGCGATTCAAGAACTGCTGCTTAGCTACTTCTGGAGTCAAAGGTACATATTCCTTGGTCCACAGGAACTTACGTTCGAGTTCATAAGCATCCCTGTCATATGGCTTAATAGCAGCATACGCCTCATATCCTACCTTAAACCTATCGAAAATAGCCTCTCGGAGAAGGTCTCCTCGGGCAGTATACTCAGGCATCTGGCGCTTGATCGGGGTAGGGATATCAGTCAGATATGCTTCCTCCGCATCATGCAGCAGGGCTGCTCGGAGGTACGCTATTCCTCGCTCTTCCAGTTCAGCAAGATCTGCCACAAAGCAGCTGTGTTCCGCAACGCTATAAAATCTAGGGCAGTGGCCGCCATACCTACAACTATTTGAGAGCGCATGGGCAATGTCGATAATGCTAATAGACTCCAAGTTAGGCTTAAACGGATCAATGTGTAGACCGCTGTAAGTACGAATTTCTCCCGGAGTGACTCCCGGAAAGAGTCTAGAGTCGAGTTCATCTGTGTCTATCTCAGCTAGTTCCATTAATCTTTGCCTCGTAATTGGACCACGATTGCGCATCATGTCTTAGGATGAAGACGAGTTGGGCTTGTTCAGCAAAATAGTCACGTACATTCCGTCCCTTGGCCACGACTGACTCTTCATAGGCTCCTCTAACACGAGCGTAAAGTTCTTTGCGAGAAGTTGCTCCATCAAGAAGCTTTCTTGCTTTGACGGGCCCCATGTCAGGAAGTCCGGGAATATTGTCAGTGGAATCGCCAGTGAGCAGCTGGCTGAATAGATATACATCGCCAGCCCGTTTTGAGACATCATACAACTCACCCGTGACCCAGTTGTAGTGCTCGCCAGCGATTTGGTCCAAGTCTTTATCAGTTGAGACAATGATTCGTCGTTGTCCGTCTGGTTGACTAGCTTCAATACCAATGGCATCGTCGGCTTCCCAGTTGGGCTTGATGATTGCTCCTTTTCCAAGAAGAAACTCCTTAATAGCTTTGTAGTGTTTGGGCTTGTGGTTAGGGTCTCGGTTGCCCTTGTAGAGCTTAGTCGTAGCGATCTGGTTACGAAAGACCACATCATCCGAGAGATAGATACGAACATCGGACGGATCGAACCTAGCAACGAGAGATTCCAGTACCGTGTTTACGTTATTGTAAGCGAACTCGACAGGTTGGATTTCCTTCCGAGACCACAGAGTAGGTCCGCTGAAAGGTTCGCCTTGTTTAGTATTTGCGTCTACGTCCGCTTTGGCATCTTTAGCATTATCAAATTCAGCAAAGCCGCCATCGTCGAACAGCACAAGATACTTAGTCTTCTCTGCGGCAAATCCACAACGGTAGAGAAGAATATCCCCGTCGATTAGTAGAATAGGTTTAATTTTAATACCTCCTGAGATAAGAATGCCCCGTATCGCCGGGGCCACGCGTCTGGTTCACAGAGAGGTTTAGTTTGGTTTGAGAGGAACTACGTTCTCAGGGAAGTCTACTTCCTGAATGTCCATGTCCGATTCAGACATAGGGTTCGCGATCTTTGGATCGAAGAACTCCATCCATCCACGGGCCATATAGAGACTCTCATTCTCGAACTCAATTACATCATGAGTCTTGTTACGAACGAGGTACTTGGGGAGCTTCTGAGGCTCATTACCGATGCCCTTGAACAGTTCATAGTGCCCTGTCTCAAGGATGGTATCACTTAGACGAGTATACTCCATCTTAGCTCCAGCTCTCATCAGGCTCGCCAGTAGTCGTCGGACTACCTATCTGCTCTTCACCAGTAGCTTCTGGCTCAGAGTGTCCCTTAAGGAACTTTTCCGTGTAATGATTAACTGCCTCGAAGAGTACTTCCTCCTTCTTATTCTGGGCAGCCGGCAACTTTAGGCCGTCTACCTTCACCAACAGCTCAACAAAGGAAATGGCTGTATTGCGCGTTGCTCCCAGTTCCCGGAGCTTGTCATTCTTAATGTCTCGCGCTTCCTTGTTCGCCCAATACAAATCCTTGTCCGGGTCCTTCTTGAAGGACTTCACGAAGCCACGAACAGGAGTATTAGTCAGGGGAACGTCAGAGTCCGGCTTCCACTCTCGGACCGTATCCAGCAGAGCAGTATGCTTGCCAGACGGAGAGAGCTTAGTCTCAAACTCGATGGACTGGCCCTCAAGCACATGAGGCTTGATTTCACCAGTATTGTAGTAGTTGTTATCGCCTCGCAGGCGGAAAGACCAAAGCTCCTTGTTATTGTAATGGTTGGAGCTAACCTTGGAAACAACACCCTTAATCGACACTTTAAATTTAAACCTTTCTTTTAATTATTTTGGTAATACAATTACTGGGAGTAAACGAAATTCCGGAGAACTTGCCAACCTCATCCATTGAGGCAGCCGTAGTAACTCCAAGCTTAGATTCGTTAACTAGAAATCCCGTCGTAATTACTGGGATAGGGCTGTGATCTATTTTAGTCTTTTCGATCCAGCCACTAGTAGAACCCCAAGCATCATTCCAGTAAATGACTGCTAGAGTGTTTTTATTTTTCTTCACATATCCTTAGACAACTCTCAACCGAAAAAGTTCAATTTAATTTATACGACGTGCTCCGGCCGAGATACTTTGCCCGCACTAGCGTACCACTCTAGCACCACGTCTATGGAGACAGGGGCCCCTCCGGTCTCCTTAGCGTCTACCCCTACATCGTAGCGACCGGGCTGGGAGCGACTTTTTCCATGAGAATGCCCGTGCAAATGAATGCTCCCGTGCGACATGTTGGCCCAAGATTCAATAGGATAGTGACACAGAACAAACTTCCTTCCGTTATAGTTTAGTTCCTCGTACCTACTTAGAACTTCAATTTTATCTGCTGGTATTTCATACAAAACTCCGAGAAACTGTCTACTGTCGTGATTTCCCGGAATAAGTTTGATGCCTCCGTTAAGCTTATAGATTATGTCTTTGGCCACGTACGGCTTACAGAACGCGAAATCTCCTAGATGGTACACAGTGTCCTTGGGAGACACGTTCCTGTTCCATTTAGATATTAATTCCTGCTCCATGTGCGCCGCATTATTAAAGGGGCGATTGCAGTACTTGATGACATTCGCGTGCCCAAAATGTGTGTCACTGGTAAAGTAAATCATTTTACTACATTACGTTTGAGCTTCAGCCGCGTCGTACTCATGCTTTTCTGCTTTTCCTTTGGACCAGAACTGTCCTACTTTAGTTTCCACGCCTAGCGGAACAGTCAAATGGATACCATAGTTATTGACAAGGTAGTTGTAGACATCCTCCGTCAGAGCCTTATTGCCTAGCTCCCGGAAAGCACCGACTTCATCCGGAGGCACTTCGGCGATAATTGAGTCATGGACTGTGTTAACCAGAAAAAGTCGCAGACCCATTCGTTTGATTCTGTGCCAGAAGAATACCAAGGCCATAGGTACCACTTCTGCCGTACAGAAGGACTGAACGGGGTAGTTAAAGATACTTGTCGTATTCGATATGTACCCACTCTTGGAGATTGTAGTGTTAGGCCAATAGAAGATGAGCCCCCACTCTGTAACAAGTTTCCCTGTCGTGAGTACCTCGTAAGTCCAGCCAGTTTGCGCATCAAACAGTGTCGAGTACTTCTGCCGAAATGCTCGGTAGTATCGAACTTGGTCAGGAGTTCCACTCATTCCTCCGTATAGGGGTTTGAAGGTGAAGGGTTTCGCTTGGGTGCGAAGTTCGGCAGAGACGGCTTCAGCGACTGTTTTAAAGATAACCGTTGCTGTAAATAGGTGTGGATCAACACCTTTTCGTAGGTCTGCTTGAATAACCGGGTCTTTTCCAAGGTGCCCAGCCCCTCGGAATTCAAGCGACGCACTATCTGCTTCTCCAACGAGCCAGTCAGGATTCCTCGCGGAAAACACCTGCTTAAGACTTCGGTCAAAATTCTGGAACTGAAGCTTCCACTTCTTACCGGAACTTGATGTGCGGTGAGTTTGGGTAACAGCTTGGTTAATGTTGCCATACAGAATTCCTCCGTCCTCGGCACAGCAGCCTCGGAGCTTGGTTAAGGTGTCAAGTTTCTTTACAAGAGGCTTAGCTGCGAGATATGCTTCTTTGAAAGTCCGTTGGGCCTCAGTAGTTGCCTTAAGAGTTTTAATCGCATCTTCGTCTGTACGACGGCCTCCAGCGTCTGTTCTATCTGGGTCTCCGTTACGAAGTTGAAGTTCCGGGAATAGGAGCGTGTCGTAAAGGAAACATCCGACTTGTTTAGGAGAGTTAAAGTTGATTCCACCAGCAAGAGCGCGGACTCTTGCTTCTGCCTCTTGGTAACTCTGTAGAGTCGCTTGATACTCACGTTCAACGGCCTCCTTATCTGCGTGCATCCCCCGCATCTCAATCTCAGCCAGTACTGGAGTTACCAGACACCGAGTAAAGAGAACGGGCAGAAGTTTAAGTTTTAACAATTCCTCGCGTTGTCGGAGGAATACTTCCCGAGTATTGGCAGAGTCTCCACGGCCATACTCTTCTAGCCACTTAGCCGGGATAGTGCTAGGGCACACTCCGGCATCCATCAACTTCTTGACTAGCGGATTCTTGGTAGGAACCTTGTATCGCTTACAGAGAGAGTCTAGGTCTTTACCTCCTCGTCTGTTGCCGAGCCGGACGTACTCCCCGAGCATGGTGTCCCAGACCACGAGAGTGTGCGTTGGGTAACCAATTCTCTCAAGCCACTGTAGTTCAAACTTCGCATTCTGGCATACAATAAAATCGGCTTTAGAGATACGGTCAAGGAGGTCTTCCTGTTCAAACTCCCCGCCCCAATGGTGCCAAACTTCTCCGTCTGGACCGACTCCCGTGGCGAGGAGTAGACGATTCTTGGGGTTTCCTGCAAAGCCATAGTCTAGGTTAGTAGTCTCTAGGTCGAAGACGAAGTAGTTGTCAGATAGATACCGTTTCCACGGGTCCTTTTCGAGCAGCCAGCTTGGCAGCTCTTTGCTTGTTTCGTGCTTCAATCTTCATCACCCACTTATTATTCTTGTGCTTGGTACGATTGGCCTTGTAGGTAGCTCCAATGAACTCTCCCGCATGGCGAGGATCAGGTTTAACGCTCACAAAGACCCACGTAATCCGCTTGGGCTTACGGGCTCGATAGGCGAGCCACTCTTCTCTAGTCTTGAAATCGCTCATTTACCACCCATTCGCTTCTGAAAGAACATACACCTGTTGCTGGGAGTCAGCTGTACTGTCTTTATCATTCAACTACCCTCGATGTGGTTGGATCAATGGATACTACGATGTGTTCGTGCTTGCCTGACAGCTTGTTCTTCGGTAGAGAAATCACTCGGACATTCCGCTTCTCCTCGTCTTCCGTTGCTCCCAACCCAAGCATAAGGTCAACCTGTCCGGGGATGCCAACATTCGACGAATCGACATCGCCACGAGACAGGACTCGTTTACCAGACGCCGAATCTCCTGCCTGCGTGACGGAGACGACAAGTATCGCTTTAGACTTTGCGAGGTTCCGAGCCTCTGTCGCAGCTTTTTCAAGTTGCTGAGTGCGCCCCTCGCTTCGCACATCGAGATTACGAAGTTGGTCAAGGACGACGACTGCTGGTTCATATTTGTCTACCAATTTATTGATCTGGGTAAAGTTTCCCGGTGCGAGGGGCACGAGCGTAAGGAGTCCATAATTCTTTTCCTCCAGTACTTTCTGCGTTCCATCTGGGTCCTTGATAACCTCGAACTTGTTACGCCCACTAACTCGCGACACGTATCGCATGTAGATATCGGCAGCAGGGTCCTCATTACCGATATAGAGTACTCGTAGTCCTTGCCGGATGAATCCGTATACAAGGTTGATAACAAAAAGCGTCTTGCCCATTTCGGTGGGAGCGAAGACGAGTATATGGTGGCCGGGTTTGGCTCCTCCGTCGCACTGGTCATTGAGGACCTTGGGCCAGAGCTTGATGAGGTTCTTTCCATCGAAGTGCTCCTGTACCAAATCTTTAACATTAACCCCAGACAGTGCTTCAACTCCCTCAATTCCTCCGGACTTGCCGAAATCTAGGGACTTGTACTCGTCCATCATCTTAACAATCTGCTCAGGGTCTTGGTCCCCTTGAGCTAGCATGCCAGCCAACTTAATGGCTAGATTAGACCGTTTGAGGTCCGTCAACTCCTTGACTACATTAATTGCAGAAACAGTTTCAGTAGGTACGCTTTGGACCACGCCAATGATGCGGTTAGCTCGCTTTTCAGAACTAATGTTTCGTTTAATCTGTGAACACAGAAGTTCACGATCCACGAATTTTGCATCCGGGTCCAGAGTATAGTACTCTCCAACCGAATCAAATATGAAACGGGTCTCTGCGGTAAACTGGTCCTCCGGGTTAACAAGACTAAGAATCTCCTCCCATGCGTCTCGGGACTGAATGATTGATTGAATTAGCTTTTGTTCCATCTATCCCTCTTAGAAGTAACTCTGATCGGACTCCCAATCATGCGCAGGATCGTCTCTGTAATGTGCGGCAGGATTCGCGGACTTCACTTTGTCAATAAAAGCCTTAGTCAAGTTGCACAGATAACCGACGTGGTACTTGCTCTCGGACTTATGGACCTTGACTCCATTCCGTTCAAGGAACTTACGGAACGCCTCCTGCCCGAAAGGATATTCGTCCTTAATAGTATCTTTAGTTCCGCCGAAAAAAGCCAGTCCTTCTCGAAAGCTGGACCTCTTGCAGACTGCCAACCATTCATTGTTAGTGAGTCGTTTGCCGGGGAAGTCCTTCGGCCCCTCATGACCATTCGCAAACTCCCCAATCACAGTCATGTAGCAATTGGAGTCCATCCCTCCAAGGAGCAGCTCATGTACCTCATTGTACAGCCTCGGGACAATCTTCTTAGCAGCTTTAGCCATAGATAAACTTCCTCAATTCTTCATCTGACCAGTGCTTAAGGTCTTTCTGGATGGGCATAAGTTTAAGGTTTGGAGCAATGAATCGGTACTTTAGGACATACTCCGCTGCCTTAACAGTAGCGTCCTTATCCAAACAAAGCCAGATAGATCGTCGTGGGTAGCAGGCGGCGACTATTTCGGCAATCTTATCTTCCGACAAGTTGGTCCCGAACAGACAATAAGACAGTGTATAGACAGATACAGCGTCTGCTGATATCGGGTCCTCCACTACGACTACGGGCCCTTTGTGGTCGTTAGGACTCTCTGGAAAGAAAAATCCTCCAGCTATTTCTCCTGTCTTTAGGTTGGTAATTCGGGCACCGTGTTTGTGGCGTAGATGCACTCCCTTAACTCGTCCGTCATACGCCTGTATTCGGAACTTCTGCTCATCAGGAGAGGGCAACCTCTCAATTTGGTACTCAACCATTTCGTCGTGCTTGTGTCGGTCTACATCAGCTTGAGAGCTTCCACTGATAGTGTGAGCAATGGTGCGAGTACCGTTAGCTGATATGAGCCCCTTCTCCCCGCACTTAGCTCTCCAACACCTGTACCAGACACCAGCAGGAATTACTCCCACAGAGAACGAGCGTTCCTTAGTGGCTCCTCCACGACAGAAAGGACATAGTGTAGACACACTCTGACCTGTCTGTAAGTTGTGATCGTCTGCTATAAAGACGATAGCATCGGTTGTATTTTTAACCGACATTCTCCTCTCCTCCTGTCGGCTCTACCTCAGTGAACTGCCCCTCAATGACTCCATCATCCTCGTCGTCGTCTTCGTCATCGAGGTCGTCATCGAGAGAGGCGTCATCCTCCTCGTCCTCTTCTTTCTCTTCGTCTGTGGTGGTGAACTCGATGTGACCAAAAAACTCAGTCTGATCGAAGTCAACATAGTCGAAGTTAACGGCCTGTCCTTCGGGGAGCAAGATGACCTGCTTATTAGCATGATCCACGATGATTCCGGGAATCGGGGAATCTTCATCTTCCACACAGACGAGCACATCGTACTCGTAAGGGATGTTGCGCAGCCTGCGGCGAAGCTCTCTATTGTTCATTAACCTACGTCCTCTTCCCCAGAAATTGGAGTATCAGTACCCAGAAGTGTCTGGATTTCTTCCAGAGATACAGCCTCAATCTCGTCTCCCAGCTCGTCATCGAGCGGGATACCGTCCATCCTATCGGGATGGAAGTCACTGAAACGTGAGTGAGTATGATGAAGTTTCACAGGAATTGCGTCTCCTCCAGCAGAACGGAGGAGACTATCGTCATCCTCATAACTTTCTTCATCGTCGTCGAGGCTATTGAAAGCCTCTTCCGTCGATAGACTATCATCTAGTTCATAGTTTCTAGGTTTCAAGAGATATACTCCATTTAAAGAAAGTCTATGTTAACTTTTAAACTTTAAAATTAACTTTTTATAGACTTAGACAACTGAAATCGGAAATAGTTCAATCTTTCTTCAAGTGTTTATTCCAGTCATTGTAGCTCTTGATGGTTGGGTCGAGATACTGGTCCCACGATCTCCCGTGATACGTGCTGGTAGGGATGGTATCCATTCCCGTAACCGCACAGTCATCCTTAAACACAAGCTCGCTAGGTTTCTTGATCCAGATACAAGCTCGTGTCATGGAGGGAGCTACGTTCCACGACCTACTAACGTAAGCCGAATTGAACATGGTAGGACCGAGAATCATGGCACCGATCTTGTTTTCGAGGAGGTACTCGACGAACATCGAGGTAAGGCAGCTGGTAAAGGCCCGGTTAGCGCAGTTGTAATTCACGACACAGTTAATCGTATAACTGCTGTAAGAGCAGGCAGCCACCACGCCTTCAAAGAACTGATCTAGAACTTGCTTGGATAGTTTGGTGCATTCGGAGCTATTCAGATAAGGAGTAAGGTTTCTCTTAATCCATACCAGCATGTCCTCCCATTCTGGTTCGGTCAGAACCCTGGCCCATGCAGGACGGAATTGGTATGCATCCTGCCCGTAACGAGGCAGCTGACTGAGTCCAATTCCGAGGGAATTAATGGTTCCTGCGTGGCACCCGTAGTGACCGGCATTGTTCCCGACCACTTCGACGGGGATGATCTGCTTTTCTTTCGGTCCAACGTAAATCGTCATAGGATTACTTACCTCGTACTTGGTTACGAAACGTTTCAAATGCCTGTTTATAAGCAGCAATGGTCTGAGTATTCTCCAGACCGGGGCCGGTATTGATCTCACAGACTACAGCCCCCTTAAGGCGACCGCCAGACTCAGGAGTATCAAGAATAGCCAGAAGATCAACCCCACCAAAATGGAGTCCCAGTGCCTTGATGGCATCCGTAGCGATCTTGTCCAGAACTGTTTTATCTTCACCTGTTAGCCTGCTGAGTTGATGAGCAAACGTCCATCCATTTGCATGGTTACGGACGAACCGATCCACCTTCTGGGCTGTCAGGATGGCCCTTTTTTCAACAAAATCAATGACTTTGCCGAAGGCTACATGCACTCGGAACTCATGAGTTTTTGGGTAGTTCCGGGTGTAGAGCGGAGCGTCGGGAACACGGAGTTCCGAATTGGGAGCAGCATTCGCCGTACAGATAGTGATTCCAGCACCACCCTGTCCCGTCACCGTTTTCCGTACAAATACGGCGTGTTGTTTCTTGCTTTGGAGCCACTTCTTTACCTGCTCCTTGTCCGTTGTCCATTTTACGCACGGTACTCCTGCGGCATCGAGTGCCTTGAAGGTGTCGATCTTGTTGAGAGCTACTCGGACCTTATCGAAGGGGTTTAAGATTAACCCCTTAGCTTCGCTTCGACCCATTGCAGCGCGTATGCTGCGCCAATCAGGACCACTAGTAGTACCCCAATTGCACACAATAGGCTCCCCGTAGCCTTTAAAGTAAGCTGGACGACGATTGTACCTATCAGGCATGCCTGCACGCCAACGGCGACAAGACAGATTATCAGCCAGAGTGCGAGCAGAGTTCGAGCCACGGTCCGCATAGACGATGAAGTCATAGTATTTGAACCTCTCTCCTACTTTGAATTTCTTAGCCATTCACGACGGCTCCGATATCTTCTTCTCCGGGATCAGTATCATCCACATACTTCTTGGGCTCCTCTTTGGGTTTAGTATTAACAATTACCGGGAGACGGCTGGTGTTCAGCTCCGGAACAACGCTCTTGGGAGGAGGAATAATGACCGAATCCACTACTCCGTGACGGTTCTTAGCGAGGCCCCATCGTTCATTAGTGTAGTCGTAGACGTAGTGCGGTCGAGCCATTTCTTTTCCATTGGTAGTCATGACGGCCCCAGATGACAGACTAACAAGCCCAGCAAAGCCACTGGAATCATCAGTAAGGTGGATCAATCCTGCGATCCGCGTCATCCCTTCTATGGATTTCCGGAATCCTAGGAACGGAGTAGTGGCTGGGTTCTTGTGCCAGTTCCCGTAATTAATCAGGTGATACTTTCCGTGGTGATTCGGGTCGTATCTCTGATAGATGTACGTGTAGGCCCACCCATTCGAGGTCTCTATTGGCATCCTCTTATAGTGATTGGGATGCCCTTCCAGCCGATCAAGGGAATCCCACATGGCCTGATCCTTGACTTCAAATAGTTCCCCTTCCACCTTCTGTCCGCCTTCGGAGCATTCCAGAAGAGCAGGGAACATTCCTAGATCAAGTAGGATGCCTGAACAGGTAGCAGGGCCGAGGTACTTAGCTCTAGCGAGGAGCGCATGATTTGGTTGAAAGCGTTTCAAGGTTCCGTACACAAAGACGTTAGTTAGTGGTTGCTGTTTAACGAGTGCGCTCAAAGGGATTCCTATTACTGTTTCGTGATGTTGAGTTCTTGGCTTTTCCGAGGATCAGTCTGACAGTCCAGACATATCGGAGCATCGCCAATCCACAGGATTTCTCGGTGCTGCGCAGGCATAAGATCAGCAGCACAGTGCCCACACCCGTCCTTCGTCAGTTCAAAGAAGCGAGCGAGTGTAACACCTTTACCGCTAGGACCAACATACCTAAGCTTGCTAATATCTCCATCATCGTTGGCCGCGTCGGCGGGTTCGCAGACGTGTTGCTTGGGTCTAGTCTCGGGTTCAGGGGTATTGCTTTTGGTAGACTCCTTAGCCGCTTCCGGCTTCAGCAGCCACTCAGCGTGGGCCTTGGCGTACTCTCGATAAAGCGGATGGCGCTCAAGCGTCAGCCACATACGATTGTTTCCGTCAAAGCTTAAACCGACCACCTTACAGAGCACGTTGGTCATACGAGACATTTCAAGGAAGTCATTCCGGCTAATGTTCATCAGCTTTCCGGAGTATGCTTTCCGAGTAACGTGGGCTATGACGCAGCCGAGACGATCCTGCTGATTCTTGTACGGCTCGAATTCCGTAACAGAGACCAACAGATCTTGGTCATAACCAAAACCGTACTTACGCAACTGCTCAGTCTGCGTATCAATGGGTCGGCGCTTGGTAGGGCGACCTGATGAGCGACCGAATTCCTTCTGCCGTGCTTCAATATCCAAATCCCTGACACCATGATTTGCCAGCATCTGGTCAATGACCCGGCGCTGGAAATGGAATAGGGAGTTAATATTAATGTTAGCTGGGCCAGCCCCCGTACCCGTAATGACGTTCGATGTAGTCGTCCCATTGCTGTTGCTCTGCGGGGGTGAGTTTGTCGTAGGGGACGTTGTTGAATTTGTGGAGGGGGCGGGTGGATTGGTGCGTCCCACGGCTGCCCCGACTATCCGAGGACGCTGGCTGAAATTATGAACCTTAAACTTCCGGAGGTCGTTTACATCGAACTCCAGCCATGCTCCGGGGACGAGATTCTTGTATGCTCCATCAATATCGACATTGTTCTCCTCCAGCCTCCATCGAAGCATCAGTCGCTCCGAGGCCCAGAACAGAGTATTCTGTCCCTTGATGAAAGCAAACTTGAGAGGCCGGCCTGCATTTCGAGCGAAGTTAAGCGTACCTTTCTCCGCGTTGTGCCAAGCCAAAGCATAGGCTCCCTCTGCCCGTTGGAGGGTTTCGAGTTCTCCGTCGCGGGCCATAGCGATAGTGAGCCTGTGGCTGTCCACATCAGCACCACTGGGATATTTGTCATGCGGGAGCAAGGCGTACGCATTGGAAATGTTTCCGTTGTGCGTGAGGGTGATTGGTCCCTCTTGGAACGGATGGGCGTTCTTGTCTGATGGCTTGCCATACGTGGCGGCACGTGTGTGCCCCAAGATGATGGAATAATCAGCAAAGTCCGTCATGATCTTGTCGAAGCGAGACAGCTGCAAAAAATCAGGCGCAGCTACTGCCTTCTTGAACATATCCGCCGGGCTTTTCTCTGCTCCTCGTTTGATGTAAGCGATGCCTGTAGCATCAGACCCACGAAGCACAGAAGTAAGGAGGCATTCACGGAATACGTCCCTCCTAGTATTGGCTTCCTTGTTTGCCTCAGTCGAGGCTTGACCTATCAGTCCACACATACTTTACTCTTGTACTCCTGTGTTAAAACTCATTGCTTCCGTTAACGATAGCCCACGGATCATTAATACGTGGGACTGGGCGAGCTATCTGAGGCTGTTCTCCCCATTCCCCGAGAGTCGTCTTAAGATCAGATTGAAGTGATATGTAAGTCTTTCTCCCCTTGAGGAAGGCCGAAGTCAATGCTTCCCGTGTGAAGTCTCGCAACTCAGGAGCGCGATCCTTGAACACAGTTACGAGGAACGTGTAGGGATCAGTGAGCGCCTTTGCAGGCAAGTCCCCCTTAACCGCTTGCTGTTTGATAGCAAGTAGCAGGTTGATCCACGCAAAGATTTTATTCAGATTCAGAGTCTGCTCCATGTGACGAAACTCTACTGAACCGAACCTGCTCAGAGCATTAAAATTAAGCGCAGAGTACCGCTCAAACACATCGGAGAACTGCTTAGCAGTGGGATTTTCATCCTTAACTTGCTTGACGATATTCCCGACAGACTTGAGAGTCTTGGTGGCATAATACCACGGCACACAGAACGCAGATTCTTCTCGGTGTTTCCCGATCCACCAGAACAGGAAAGGTTCCGCTAGAGCGTAGATCATGGAAAACTGTACAAACTGCTCTGGAGTAAGCTCACGCACATCGAGATGAACGTGCAGTCCTGTCCGGACCGAGGTCTTGTACTTTAGTCGAGTAGCCTCGCCAATCATCCACGAAATGGCGTTCTCTGCGTCCTTCCCGAACAGGGGAACGGAGAATACAAACTCTCTCCCCGCCCCTCGCAAAGATCCGTCTTCCTTGTTAGCCCAGAGGGAGTTGTACGCCTGGGATGGCTCGGGCAGCCGATTTACTCCCTCAAATTCAAACTCAACTCCCAGTCGTGTAGACTGGTCGATGAGAATATTCCCGCTGGAATACGTGTGGGCGGGAGGACTGTGCCTAAATACTTCTCCTACCGATTTAATCCCCATACTAGGCGCTCCTTATCGAGTAATTGATGGGAAGGATAGATTCCATAGCAAGTACTTCTGCTTCTCCTTCCTTGTCGGGAAACATGCGGACGCGATTGGTCTCCACATAAGCTACCGGAAAAGTTCGTAACCACAGCAACGTCTCCAATCCATCGCTGGAGACAGCCCAGTCAGATGCGATAGGTACGGCCTCTCTGGCACGACCTTGCACAAGCCTGACGGCCTCCGCGAATGGAGTGAACGTGGGATTGAAGCACTGCCAAATGAGTTGTCCATTCGTAGGATTCTCATTGCGTACAGCGAATCCGTTGATGACATAGAAGTCATTACGCCGAGGGGTATTGAGTCCTCTATGAGCTACTCGTGGACTCCCCTTCTCGTAGAAAGCAGCCGAACGCCCATACTCGATCATGCCGATTTGCGGCTGACCGAACTGAGCATTCGCAAGCAGCTGCTTGTATGACAGGACGATGTTGGCAGAAGCAGCAAACTCGTTGTATGGAAGATAGAGGGCAAAGTACATTTTACTGCCTTCGCCTTCATGTTCCACAGGAGTAGCAGGAAGGGATAGGGCTGTACCCAGTCCCTTCAACTCCTCTTTCTTTAGGAGAGAAGCGGCGAACCCGACTGGAAGACCCAGCCACCTATTACGGTAGTAGGCCCAGAAATCATGGAAATTATCAATGTCTGGTGGACGGTACATTAATATTAACCTTTAAGTTTAACGACGATTGATTACAACCCGATCTGCTGCGTCCATTCGCCGAATTTCTAGAGGCGGGAGCTGTAGTGCCGGTTCATAATAAGCCTCCAATGCAGCTTCTTTCTTGCTCTTTGGAGTCGCCTTATACTCAGGGTCCCAGATCGGAGCGTTCCCTTTGATGGCTCCAGCAGAAGCATTCATGAGGTCCGGGAACTGCTTAAGTACGTACGCAAACACATCAATGGCGAGATTGCGGTCCTCGTTATTGATGGCTCGACGGACCTCTACCCATGGAATTACTCCCGGAGCACAGGCTCCCTTGAGCATGGGAACCATCGTATCCGCCATGCGTCCGAGGGACAGAATAGCGGAAGTCAAGTACATCGCAGTGTTCGTCCCAGTGTGCTTGACCCAGAGATTGGACGGAGTGCGGTATTCCACTCCATACGGCTTAGGACGGTACAGACCGGCCTGTCCATAGACGGCTCGGCGACCTCCCTGCTTTTCTCCGAGGATGACCAGAGGCAGGCCGACAATCAGGTCCATGAACTTTGCCATGATATACGGAGGCACCATTTCCGTATTGTAGCCCAGATGAATGTGACCACCGGAAAAGCGTTTCGTACCCAGATCAGCGTGAGTAATAGGCTTGCGCGACCGGCAATCTCCATAGGCATCGAAGTCCGGTGAGCAGCCGATATCCTTGAGAACGGAGTTCTTCTCGAAGGTTTCCTCGCTGAACTCTGCTTCGGGAGTACCGAGGGCCAGTTTAAGGCCCTTATTGTGGGCCCAGCTTTCGATTAGACCCACTACTTGAGTGACATTTGAACAAAAACGATCCCACTCACTGCTGGATGGTACATTAAACTCAAGGCATGGACCATCTTCGAGAATCCCGAACTCAGGGGACTTGAAGAACTTCTTATAATGGACGGTCGAGCTGTCCGGCAGACCTCCATGCAGCAACGAGAGCAAAGGGACAGTGGAGGACTTTGTACCTCCCACCATGCCAGTGACAGGAACAATCTTGCCCTTTGCATCGGACAGGAAGATTTCCGGATCACAACCAATACGAACTCTGTCTTTGGACATACTATCCTCTGGTGTGGAAAAGAAATGTAACAGTCTGTCGTGAATAGCGTTTCAGTTCATAAAACGCATTCCACGCTGGTACTGTGTCTAAGAAACTACAAACCTCAACGCCATCAAAACAGATAACGAAAACTCCCTTGGGATTAATTTTAAAGCTCCCCTCATTTGGCAACGGGTCGTCGCCTATCAGGCCGAAGAAGGCCATAGCCCATCTATTGGATGATGGGGAGGGCGCTGGTGTAGACGCTCGATGAGCTTTTCTATTGAATGCGGTTAGATACCCCGACTTGTAGTACGTCCCGTTCTTCTGCATCTGGTCCCGTGCAGGCATGTTATCGAGACGTAAGGATGGGCTTTTCTTGTGCTTTCTGGAACCGCCGAGCATTCGGCACGGATCGGAAGGTAGGCGCATTAAATCCAACCTTTAATTTTAAAGTTTAAACTTTACTTGACCAGACTTGCGGCGTACTCCATGAGCCAGATGCGTGGGGCGAGGGTAACTTTCAGTAATGGCTCGATATGGCAGAAAAATATAGGCACACCAGCAATAAATGCTGGAATCTGGAAAAACAACCACGGTATATGCCCCGCATGAAATGCGTCGTCTTGCGCTACTGACGTTCGGCTATTGTCATAAGAGCACAGAGCTTGTATGTGTTTCAAGGCTCTAAATCCCATTACAATGAATATCAAACCAATCACAGCATATACAGCATTAATCACCGTGTAGTACGTGAGTAGTTCTTTGACAGCAATGGGTATCTCACCTTTGAGGAATGCCATCGCATCCGTAGCAGACTGGATGAGGGATACCAACGCCTGTTCAGCAGCAGTTTTGAGTTCCATGATCTTAGACCTCCGGAATGTAAATGGTATTCTTGGTCTCGATGCGCCCCGTCTCTTTGTCCCATGCAATGACAGGAGAAGTCCGAGCCATGCGAGTGTTGGACACAAGCGGGGAAGTGTGGTCGATGGGCTTGAGCATTACTCCATTGTAGGCCCATTGCAGGCTATCGCGCACATAATGAACTGTGGGCTTTTCCATGATGCTATCGAGCCTCCGAGGTTAGAACCAAGAACTCAGCATCAGTCAGATTCTGGGGCTTTTCCGGGAAATTGCAGGAAATCCCCGATCCGGGGACGTTGTAGTGCTCGCCAGCGATAACGTAACACGTGACGCCATACGTATCCGTATAGCGATAGACGTAGCGGTCTTTGTCCATTGCTTGTAACGTGCCCGGATAGCTCCTACCAGTGCTGGGGGCAGGATCAGTCTTGCTTGCACATCCTGAGAACAGGAACAACGCAATGAGCGTGAACAACAGAATGCACAGACCCGTAGCTACCGCATTGGGCAGCCAAAAATGCTTTTTCACGTACTAAACTCCTTTACTCGTTTTGCATGGCTTGAGAGGCATAGGACTCGAAATCGCCCGGCTCCAGTTCTTTCTGTACTGGAGTTAATTCTAAATCTTCCACTTTGTCGGGGGTTACGGAGTACAGGCCAGTCTGCAAATGCAGGGACACATTTGCGAGGTTTGAAGCTTCCTGACCTAACGCTATTGCAGCGTATCGGCGATCCATGAAGAATCGGAAGCGAATCTTGCCCACAGTCCCGATCACTGGGCCGTCTTGGGCTACGCCTATGCGATATTTCGCCTGCACTATGCGAGGCAATACGATTGGTTCGGTTTGCATATTAGCTCCCCTGTTTGTGCCAGTCTTTCGCTTGCTGGTGCCATTTGGCGTAATTGTGAGGATCGAGCCGGTGCGCATGAGGATGCGTCAAGAAAAACTTCTTGATCGGATTGGTTGTACAGGTTCCTCCCTTATCCTTTCCGGGAGTCCTGCTTGCCTTGTTGGTTTTGGGAGCCTTAACTCCACCACGAATTGAAAGTTTCATAAAAGTTTAATTTTTAACCTTCGTGACTATGGCTGTGGGACGCTGAGGAGGCATAGGTATTACCATAGCCTCTATTGCGCAGATATAGACCTCCGTCACACCATCAGGGTTTTCGCCTTCGATGATGTCGGTGGCGAAGGCTTCCGCGTCTGCATAGGAAGAGAAAGTGGCAATATTCCAATACTCTTCCATGTCGTGATACGCGATTAGGTGTGTGTCCTTCTTCGCCATGTTAGCGCACTCCCTTGGCTTCAAGGTTAGCGATTTCTCGCTTGGCGACCTCAAGCCTCCCGTTTAAATATAAAGCTTCCTCGGCCACTTCCGAGGATACTTGGTCTTTCGGGAGATCAAGGAGGGGCTTTAGGCGTTCCTTTAGAAAGGCGACCCTGTTCTGCCAACGTGCAAGCGCCTCACTCTGGCGTTGTTTCTTAGTTTTCATATCTCCACCTTTTTGGCTTCTTAGAAATGGGTTGAGGCCGGACCACGCTTTTTACACGCAGCCCGGCCTCGGTCTCATTTTTCCAACAAAACTGGACTTTGGATTACAAAAACAAAATATCTCAAGTCTCAGCTTTTCTACGGTTTAAGTACTAGCGCATATAAATACCCTCCAGTTCTTTAGTCGTTTGTGTGGTTAGTCTGTCAGCGAACTCGGTCAGGGTACTCCCGAGACAGGATAGACGTAATGCCCATCCGTCCACCTAGCTAGTACAGCGGTTCCACATTTCTTGCTATGTGCCACTGATGACAACTTAGCTGGCACTAACTCTAACCAGTACTAGGTAAGCCCCGGGAGTACCCAAAACTTAAATTTAAACCCACTGCCTTGTAGTCATTGCTCTAGAGTCCGCTAAAACGGGGGAGCATACGTTTACAGATTGCTCCAAGACAGCAGGCTTAAATTTAAACTTTAAACTTAAACTTTCCGATTTGATTCCCGACCGATCTCATTTTCCCGACCGTCTCCCGACGGACTTCTGCCGAATTACCAGCTTGAGGATATAGTATAGCACGTATAGCTGCCAATGTCAAATATTGCCTAGGCAAATTACAGGCAATAAAAAACCCCGGACAGGTTTCCCTGCCGGGGTCAATTGCTGCATCAGGCAGCGTTCGCGGCCTTGCCGCCGACATCTTCCTCGCCGCCCTTCGCGGGCTTCTGGATGTTCTTCCGGGTTTCCCGCACCAGCTTGGCCAGCACGACAGCGAAACCGTCCTGCTGTTTGGCGCTCATATCCAGCACCAGCTTGCGCAGGTCATCCCATGCGGCGGCCATGTGATCGGTCATGAAGTCCGAATCGGCCGGATCATCATTCCGGGAACCGTCCGCGCCCTTATTCGCAGCGCGTGCCCGAACCTTCTGCATAAACTCGGTACCATCCTTGCATTCCGCCGGGTTGATTTTCTTTTTTTCCATCCCAGCCAGTACCGACGACTTCGTCGGTGCCCACGACGGCAGCAGCTTCGTGATGGCCTGCATCTTGCCATCCTTGTCGGGGTACTTGGCTTGCAGGGCTTCCTCCGCCCGCTTGCACAGGCTCTTGAAGAACGCGACACCCTGCATCAAGTCATTGCCGGCCAGTCCGACGGCAGCGGCAGCAATCGCTACCACGTATCCTGTCAGTTCACCACGAACCGCCTTTTCGGCTTTCTGAATTTCCTCATATCCGCCCGGTCCCTTGCAGCGATCGTAGAACTTGACGACGTTCTGTACCGCAACGGCAGCAGCTTCCTGAGCCTTCTTGGTTTCCGGGAGGGAAATAACATTGGTTTCGTTCTTAGCCATGGTCATAGTCTCCTATAGTTAGGAACGCCTAACGCCGCAATCAAGCGTTTTGCTTGGCGGTCAGTGACGTTCCCGGATTGTTAAACAGCGTTGTCGGTCTAGGTGTACAGGCCGGAGCCTTTAAACCCTACCGCCCTTCCGGGGCGGCGCTAATCAGTTCCTACAGCTGCCATTCTAATGACAGTTATCCCAATGTCAACACCTCTTGAGCATGAAATTTAAACCTTAAGATTAAACGTTAAATTTAACCCCAAGACATGCAAAGAGTGGGCCAACTGTCACCCATTATACCAAACTAGCTGCCAAAGTCAAGCATATTGCTTGCGTATGTCAACTATTCCACTAGACGCATAAGAACACCATGTATCTATCGCGCCACACTTGTTGCATTCCTGCACTCAGACACTAGGCTAGGCTACCCTAGCGGGTAGGCTCGAAGTCAGCCAATAGGGCCGCTAATGCGGTTTAACGGCATGTTTAATATTAACACCTCGCCATACGTTCCCACATGCGCGCGGATGCGTTCTTTATTATGATCTAAACGCATATGCACGCCTATTGCTTATGCCTATGTATACGCCTATGCTCACGGGTGCGCCTATCCGGGCGCGTGAGTTATGTGTCTAGGAGGTTATTGGTATGACAATCATGATCCTGTCAACTACTGACTATGCAATCAAGCGTAGTGTCATGCGGTGGGATGGATATGATCCCCGGAATACAGCGCCGTGCCTGTCTAGCCCCGTGCGTCCGGCCAGTCGGTCAGAGTACGCCGCTAACCGGGCAATGGCTGACTTTGCAGTGTATCGCCGGACTGCGGTCCGCCTTGACTATCGGAGCATTTATATCAGACGCAGGTCTGACAACTACTGGCGGCCCCGGTTACTGGGGCCGTGGTTACTTCTCGGGGCACTGGTTGCCATAGCAGAGCAGATACTAGGCTAGGCAGAGGCTGTCGCAGCCGTAGTTGCTCCTAGCAGTATGTGGGGTTAGCTAATGCTGACCAAGCAATAACCCCGCACTTGCTGTATCCGTCAGCTACTGCCGTATCAGCTACTGATCGGCTGATTACTGTCAGGATTGCTGACTGCTGCAGGCAACTAGCTGACGGGGGTACCCCCCTGTGACCACCCTGATAAGCGTGTGGCACCATGTTCCACTTAGGAGGGGGAAAAAGCAGCCAAGAGCCTGTAAGGCGATTATAGCGGAGCGAAAAATACCCCGTCTCCCCGGCTAGGGGAGGGGGTGAAAGTGGCCCAAATCGAGTCCTAGACCGCTAGGTGTAGGTTCCCGACCAGAGGGAGGGCGAGATTTGGGGTGGATTGAAATTTACAGTAGAAAAAGAAATGTGAAGCCTCAGCTGAACGGAAAGAGTGAATAATTTGTGAAACTAAATTATGAACGAAATCAATAAGTTAAGAAAAAAGAGTAAAAATAGTTAAAAAAAGATCAATTTTTAGGGAACTTTAGGTACCTGAAAATTGTCTAAGGAGGTAAAACTGAAAGTTTTGGTTAAGTTTGATAAAACTTGACCGGTACTTGAAGTTAAGTTTCAGTTTTTCCTCGGTACTCAATCCTTTTAAGAGCATATGACGTTACCACTGGCTACCAAGATAGCCCGGATTACCCAGAAAAGAGCCAAACTCAATGACAAGGTGGCTGAGATAGCCAAGCAAGTCAGGCTCCTAGACCTAGAACTAACCTACTTAAACCAGATTTCCCTAGTTGAAAAAGCTCAAATACCCGAATATCCAGTGGATGTACTGGGAAGACCTCCGGAACCAGAAAGTAAGAGCATCGGAGTTCCTCCTCCGGTTCCAATCCGCCAAAAGGGCGACTGCCCAGCCTGTACAGACGGGCTCCTGAGACGAGTATCCCGGACCCTCGGAAACGGAAAGACGATTACCCTCACCGTTTGTGGGGATTGTGGAAATGAGAGCCTCCTATGAACCGAACCTCGAACTCTAACCTGATCAAACTTATTGGGCGTTTTGCTAAACAGTATGGATACGAAGACCTCAACCTCGACCTCTACGACCGATCCCTCGTCGAGCAGTGTATCCGAGAGTGGGAGTTCTACCATCCCCCTGAGCCCCTCTCCATTACCGGAAACCCCAACGTCCCAGCCATCGCATTTGTGGAAACCGGGGCAGTCGGGGAACCCGCTCGGAAGGCCAAGAGGGTCTAAAAACCAAATTACTCTCCTAAAGCTCTCCTTGGAGCAAGCTTTAAGGGAACAAGCTGCACCCCAGATGCAGGCAGTCCTAGACAAAGCCATAGACATGGCACTGAAGGGACATCCGGGTATGCTGAAACTTCTCCTCGAACTCCACGTCTCCAAGACGACGGAGAATGACGATCACAAGTCAGCAGACGACAAGATTACGATTAACATTAACCAAATTAAGCCTCCCGAAGTAATAATCGAGGGGGAATCTAAAGCGATTGAAGATCGCGATAAGGAAATTAAAGAAGATGGCTGATAAAGAACAGGGTGGGCGCAAGCAGCCCGTTGGGACCCCTTCAAAGTCCCCCTCGCCGGCTACCCCGGCTCGTCTCGGAGGTACCTTTGGTACGTCTCCGAATCCCCATAAGCGCGGCAAGAACCAGAAGTAAGGAATTAGATTATGGCAACATTTGCAGGCAGAGCCCAGTGGGGCGGACTGTTCGATCAGTTCTTTACGTATTTTGGTACCCTCGACGTAGCTTCGCTGGTTGACGGTGCTGGCGCATCCTCGACTATTACGGTTCCGGGCGTGCAGCTGGGCGATATGGTCCTTGCTAGGTCGATGGGCGTCTCCACGGCGGGTATGACGGTGACAGCTGACGTTACGGCGACTGATACCGTTATTGTTCGATTCCAGAACGAATCGGCTGGTACGGTGGACTTGGCTTCTACCACTCTCCGTCTACTGGTGGGTCGTCCGTCGGGCACGTACTTCCGATAATAAAATGATTAATAAGACGCTTGGTTATTTGAAGAGAGGCTATTGGAAACTCTTCGATATTGAGCACGTCACCACGACCTTCGGCCATGAGCGGTGTGATAAGCTGCGCAAGGTCGAGGGCTGTGATGAGGACCATCGAGCTAAGGCCGATTGGGTCGAATACTACAACGATAATGATGAGCTTGTCCATCGGTCAGTGACCATAGCTATTAAGCAGGGCATTGATTTGGGCGGGACTCAAGGGGGTTTTAATGGCTAATACTCAAGCTATTGGCGAGACTGCAAAGCAGGCAGCGTTGGGAGCCATCGTCGATGGTAAGACCCTCAAGGCGGCTCTGTATCTGGTCTCAGCCACTACGAATGGCGCTAATAGCGTCTACACGTCCACTGGCGAAGTCAGTGGTACCAATTACACTGCTGGCGGTGTCAGCGTAACCAATGCGAATACGGCGGCTCTGACCAGCCCTACGGCGTATTGGACGCCCTCCGCCAACATTGTATACACCACGGTAACGCTCAGTACGGCATTTGATGCTGTAATGATTTACTCTACGACGGACTCGAATCGTAATATTGGTGTGTTCACTTTCGGCTCACAGACAGTTACGGCGGGCACTCTTACTCTTACTATGCCGACCAATAACAGTTCTTCGGCTCTTGTTCGGCTTACCTAAAGGTACTAAAACATGCCTTCTAATTCATGGAATCAAACCGTAACTCGTACTTATACTTCGGGTTCGGCTCTCTCTAATACTACGACCGCTACGTCGTTGCTCCCGGCTGGTGAGAAGATTGTTCTTCCGGCCAATTACTTCTTCCCCGGTATTCGGTACAAAGTCCGAGCAGCAGGCAAGATTAGTACGGCGGCCGCGGGTCCGGGCACCTTGACCCTTGACGTTAAACTGGGATCGACCACGGTATTCTCTGGCGGTGCCTCGGGTACTCTCGTTACCTCCCAGAGCAACGTGACGTGGGTGTATGATGCTGATCTGGTATGCTTGAGCTACGGCGCGAGCACGTCTGCCACCCTTCAGGGTACAGGCGTCATGATCTCTCCGGCTGTCTCCAGCACGTCGATTCAGCTTCTGCCAGCCTCGTCGCCGGGTGCTGGTACTGGGTTTGACTCGACTGCTTCGCAGCAGCTGGACTTCTACGCTACGTGGTCGGTTGCCAACGCGTCTAACTCTATCCAGCTGTTGGATTTCAAGATTATTCTGGAAAACTAATAGCTGTGCGAGGCGGCTTTCCACCTACGTCCAGAGTATTTACTCGATCATCACCCCCTGTGGCGGGGGGTGGTGCTTCTGGCATCACCTTTGACAGCGGCTGGAGCGGGTCGGGCACGTTTGCTGATGGTCAG